TGCTCCGCCCCACGTTGCGTAGGTGATCGTGTCGCCTACTTCGTAATTTGTATTTTGTGTTTTCATCATGGTGTCATTTTACTTTCTCTAGTTCGCGAAAAACTGAGCTGCGTACTCCTCGTTGAGAACCGAGATCCGTCTCCGCGAGTGTTCGATGTACTCCGTCGCCGACGCGATGATATCGAGACGCGGTTTCTTTTTTGCGCGCTCGCGCGCCACCTGTCGTTCGTAGTGATCGATGTAGTCAAAGTGTCTCATGATTGATTCCATGTTTTTATTTTACTTTCCCCAGTTCAAGTCGGAGTCGGAGTCGGAGTCGGAGTCGGAGTCGGAGTCGGATCCTCCGAACCGGAGATCGTAAAATGGTCTCATCAACGACGAACGGAGTAAACGATGGTAACAATCGAATGGAAGTATTCATCATTCCAAACATCCCCATATATCGAGTTGGAGTGTTCGGAGTCGGAGTTGGCCGAGGCCAAGGAAACGTTGTCCGAATCCGAGTTCGGATATTGGATCGAACACACCGCGTCCGGCCGCGGTCACATCGAATCGATGAAGTGGGCGCGGGAGGAAGGCGGGGAGTAATCCCCGTCAAGCCGCGGCAAGAAACCTGTGAACGTATAATGATCACATAACCTACGACGAAAGGCGAACGATGAAAAATATCGAAACGTGCGAATGCGGATTCACGTATCAGGATTGGATGGATTACGACGTATCGTGTCCAGCTCCGGAAAACGACGAGTTACACAGGTGGGAAAAGGAGTGATTCGAAACCGGAGATTGTAAAATGATTACATGACAACGACACGCGAACACCATCCAGTCCTTATCCAACACGATTCGTATCATCTCCTCATCAATCTCCTCACGTCCGAACAACGCGACGTCCTGTATCAACACGCCCTGTCCGGCGAATACGTCGCGTATCTCGTACCACAACAACCATCGATCTGGGAATCGATCGCATAACGCGATCGATTTCTCAAATCTAGAGAAAGTAAAATGTACTCATCACCACGACGAAGGGAATCAAAATGATCGATTCAATCAAAATCGGAATCAACGCGGCGCGCAAGTTCGGAATCCTCAGGGGAATTCGCAAGGCACGTCACCACCATTACTGGTCGAAGAACACCAGGTGGTAACATCTGGAGAAAGTAAAATGACTACATCAACCACGACGAAAGGAAACGACATGTTAGTAATTGACACGCCGGCTGGCATCGAACACTACCGGATCGCAGCGCTGATCAGCTCCCTGCGACTCGAGGTGAGCACGGGGATGAAGGCCTCCCGGTTCTCGCTGGTCAAGATAGCCCACGAGTACGGATGCCCCAAGAACACCAAGAAGGGCGCACTCGCCTGGATGGAAAACTTCTACGAAGCAACTTACGGCTGGTCCTACGGGACCAAGCCGTAAGGCAAGTAGAACCAAAGAAAGTAAAATGTAAACACAGCGACAAAGGAGAAGCAGTGAAAAGGCAAGCAATGCAAATAATGATGTCGGGGGATCTGAACGTCCTCGATATCTCAAGTGACCAGCTCCGGATCCTACAGACAGCGGTCGGTGGATACGTACAGGCGATCGACCTGGACGATGACACCACGATGTGGGTTCACGAAGAAGGAAAGATGATCGGTCTCGAGCACAATCCGGCAGCGCAGATTCTGTGGGACAGAGCGTTCGGAGCCGGCACCGACCACATCGTCGGTAACGCGGTCATCACCGGGACCCCCGATAGCAATGGGAATACGCGGGGACTGAACCAAGAACAGATGGACTTCCTCTGGGAACAATTCACTCAGATCGTTATCTAGAGAAAGTAAGATGGCAACGTAACTTCAACGAAAGGACAGCAATGAAACAGAAATACGCAGACAACCCGAAGGCAGCTGAGGCACGTATCTACGAACTCAGCCGCAAGATCGCAGAGATGCGGGATGAGGTTGAAGAACTCTCCGATGTTCTGCGCGAAAGCAAAGCATCGTTTGAGTGGACCTTGAGCGGATTGGACGCGGCTAAAAAAGTCAGCGATCCATACGCACTTCCAGATTGGAAGTAATCTGATCGTCAGTCAGCGCGGGTCTGCTCCGGCAGGCCCGCTATGGCTGCACACAGAACTAGGGATTGTAAAATGAGAACATGAAACGAACATATACTCTCAACGTCCCATCCGGCGAATTCTCAATATCATCAACAAAACCCGATTTCATCGTCTACGACGCGTACGAAATCCTCCTGTCGTTTTGCGATAAAAACGATATCGAATATCTTCGTAATATCGAATTCGACGATCAAATCAAAATCACGATCGAAAAATAACCCCGACGTTCGACGTCCGGCGTCCGGCGATCCTGCCGGCGTCCGGCGTCACGTTTTTGCCCGATAAAACTTGGGATTGTAAAATGATCATGTAACCACGACGAAGGGACAAAACATGAAACCATCCACGAAACCACACGAGGTCTACGATCGATCGCGAATGTTGATCGTTTTCAGCGGCAGCCAAACAAAATGCAACCAGTTCTGGGTGCGCCAGGCGCCCCAGGCGCGCCAAACCCTTATCGTCCGGGTCGCCGGGCGATAGGGGTTCAAACCCCCCGACGCGGCCGGCTGGCCGGCTGGGCCCGGAGAAATAAGGGTTTCAGCCGGGTTGGGCTACTTTCTAAAGAAAGTAGTATATAGATCACAGGGTGCGGGAGACCTTCATGGTAAAGTAGCCCCCACCTCACTACACAAGGAGACAGCATGGAAATTCATATTGACCTATATAACTCGATCACCGCGGTAGCGTGGGCGATCGCCACCTTCCTGATCGCCGGTATCGCGATTACGCGGAGAAAGTGATGACAGTGTTTCTGGCACTGATTGCGGTGAGTCAGGCCTTCATGGCTCTGATACTCGCCACCGGCGCGTACATGCGCGTGCACCACGTCGACCTAATGGGTGATTACTACGGTACACTCCAGTGGGACGACTCCGACCTTCGGTGGATCAACTTGATGGATACGGTCGAGACTGGCCGGCAGGACATCGAGATGTTCGCCTCCAAAAAGCGCCACCCGGCCGGATGGGAAAAGAAAGACAACTGATCGCCTCCATGCGAGTTCACGCCGTGGTCGATAATCCGATACCGCGATACGGATCGACCACCGGCGTGATCTATTACCTGATACTGTAGGTAAACCATGACAACGATCATCGCACTGCAGGGTCCCTCGTGGGCCGTCGTTGGATTCGACTCCAAGGTCACCGAAGATGGAGGCCGGACGTACACGTTGGGACGCGGATCAGCAAAGGTGATGAAGAATGGTAACTACCTGCTCGGAGCAGCCGGTGATGTTCGCGCAATCAACATTCTTGCTTACGCGTTCTCACCTCCGTCTGCCGGCGATCTGACTGGGATCCGACTTGATCGGTTCATCACCAGCAAGTTCATACCGGCACTGCGGACATGTTTTGAAGAGCACGGGTACGTTGGTCGTGAGAAGCAGGAGCAGGAGGTGCACGGCTCTGTTGTGCTCGTAATTGTGAATGGACAGATCTACGAAATTGGATCTGACTATGCATGGGTGCGTGACACAACCGGAATCTACTCGTTCGGTTCCGGCGGAGACTACGCACTTGCTGCGATGCACGCAAAGCAGGGAGACACGATCGGAGAACTAAACATGGGTGAGACGCAGAAGCTCGTTCGCGAGGCTCTGCAGATCGCAGGTAAGCTCGATCCGGGATCCGGTCCACCGTTTCATATACTGACGCAGTCAGCGCGGCAGTACAAAGTAAAAACCAAAACGAAATAGCAAGGAGACAGAATGACACAAGACATCACCACAATGCGTTGGACTGATAGCGCGGCATGTAAAGGCAAGGGCCATCTGTTCTTTGAGGACGATCACCTGACAATTGTCCGAAAGGCAAAGGCCGTATGCGCAACCTGTCCGGTTGTCGACCAGTGCTTGACCTACGCGATGGACAATAATGAGTTCGGTGTATGGGGCGGCATGACTGCCAACGAACGTAAAAATCTCCGACGTCGGGAGAAGCGTCGGGAGAAGATGACACAGTTTGCGGTGAAGGTGTGAGTATAGTATTGACCAACAGCGCGGTAAGTCAAGGAGTCAGCATGGAAGAGCAAGAGCCTAAGGGAAAATCAAAGAGCATCTGGAAGTGTCCGAAATGTGACAACAAGGTCACGCTGTTCGTACGTCCGTCGGAGCCTCCGATCTGCACAAACCCCAAGGCGCATTCGACAGCGGTGATCGCGATGGAGCAAACAAAGTGACCATCGTCATCGTTGCGGTGGTTATGGTGCTCGCGCTGGTTGTCGCCAACCTGTACACCGAACGCGGTAAGCGAAAGGATCCGACTCCGTTACTTGGGGTCGTTCAGCCGAAGGAAAAGAAAAAGTAAGTAGATCACGCGATCTGCCACCGAGGGTGGTATAGTAAAAGTAGATGGAAATGACAAATACGGAGATTGAAAAAGAATGGACAATCGACTATCTGCGTCGGAGAAACGACGAACTGTTTGCGGAGAACATGCGCTTGCGAAAGCAGCTGGACGCACTGACAGAGGAGAAACAAGATCGTGAGTAACGACCAGTTGCTCAACGAAGCTGCGCTGCTGATCGAGGCATCGCGGATCGCACTGTCACAGGCAGCGCTCGCGCTGGATGTTGCGGTGATGGAAGAAACAGAAAAACAAACTACGAAACGAAGGAGCAGTATCGTGTCAATCGAACTGAATGCGCAAACAATTGCGGACCAGTATCAGTCAGGTCTCACAGTGGCCGAGGTGGCCGCGGCGAATGGCGTGACGTACAACAAGATCCGAACGATCTTGAAGGCAAACGGAACCCCGATCCGAAACGCCTCCGATCGACTCAAGGGTCGTACCCGACCAGATAAGCAGAAGGCCCAGGTCTGATGCCAAACTGGGTCTCCCAATTACGGAGCCTGGTATGGATTACGGTCGTCGCGGTGGTCATGGGCATCTGTGCTCTAGCCACCGCGGTGTTCGTGGGTGATATAGTTCCAGTTGCTGGTTTCGGGGTATTTGGCCTTATACTGGCAATATTGTCCCTTAATAGATAAGGGAAACATCCATTCTAAAGAATGTATAGTTACTCAGGCAGGAAAGGTAACCCCCAATGGAACAAGCAGAAGCATACAAAGTAACGACTGTCGACGCGGAAGGCAACGAGATCGTGGCCTACGTGACACCGAAGCAGCGTCACATGTACGTATCTTCGATGAACTCGGAGTACGGTAACTCCACGGTCGAACCAGTTTCGATCGCGGATCTGCCTGAAGGAGTAACCCTCGGCGAGTAAGTAAGTAAGTAAGTAAGTAAGTAAACAAACGGAGATTCGCACAATGACAAAATGACAAGGAGTCAAACATGTGGGTATTCTCACAAGATGGTTTTTTAAGCGTAGTAGATAACAGGGTCAAGCCAGGGCACCTCGCGGTTCGCGCCCGAGATCGCCAATCACTGATCGTTATCGCGGAGATGACAAACTCAGAAATTGAGTTCACCCCAACACGTGACTATCAGTACCGCGTATACGCAACCCCAGAGCAGGTCAAGGAGTTCATGACTGCCCAGATCGAAATGATCGATTACGGCAACTTCAAGGATCGCCTCACCGATTCACGCGGATGGGAATTCCACCACGCGGCAAGCCAGGTGTGGACTGTAATGAACGAGATTGCGGACGATGAGTATCGTCAGTGGGCAGACGCGCGCTACAAGAAGTACAGCGCTACTCGATAACGATGGCAGGCAAACATGAGTGCATGATCTGCGGGAAGACATTTCCCTCGATCACTGAACACATGATCCACGCCATGAAGAAGCACGACATGAGCTACCGTCCGCACTCTCAATCGAGGTTGCGGTCGGTCTCATGTTGGGCATGTGCAAAGCCGGTAAATCCTGGAGTATACGACTGCACCTGCGGATTCAGATTCGCGGATGGTACGTGGGACCATGTCACACCCGAACGTTGGGAGAGATAACCAATGAATGTAAGATCTAAACAGGACAACGACAAAGGACACGACATGAAGAAAGTATCCCGCACAGACAAGATCTATATCGCGCTCATATCATTGATCGCGGTTGCTGGTTTCTCATACTGGAACCACCTTGAAAACCTATGGAACGAGTACACATGCGACCCTGCGCCGGTGATTATTCAAGAGGGACAGAACCTGTATCAGATCGCCTCCGCACATTGCACTGGCAACATAGGTAACGCGGTTGATGACCTGGTCATTGAGTATGGAACGACACAGATATATCCAGGTCAACAGATCTGGCTGAGCAGCAAGCCATAAGCATCCAGATGCGTCGAGTGCATCGCAAATAGTAAACGCGGATAAACAAGCATCAAAGTAAATGAGAAGGTCCTAGGGAGCAGAAGCATGACATCAACACTGATACCGGCGACAGAACGACAGGTCTCATACCTAACAGACCTGATCAACACGAGAGAGATGGATGAGGCGCACGCGGCCGATCTGCTCGCCTCGATCGACGCAGGCATACTCGACAAGGAACGCGCCTCGCGTGAGATCCACGCGGCACTGATGTTGCCCCGACTACGCAAGTCCCGTGAGCCGTCACCGTCACTACAGGTCTCGCTCTACCACATCCCAAAGTCGAAGTACGCCGTTCCGGTTGATGAGATCGAACTGACAGACGCGGATAAAGAGTTCAGTGGTGACCTGATGTTTCTCGAGGTGCGGCAATACATGGGGACGCTATACATGCGTCAGTTACATGGGTCCGTGGGTGGGTTCACGCGGTCAAAGCTTTCACCTGCCACAGTCAAGGCCCTCGTGTCGATCATCGAACGTGACCCATACAAATACGCCAAGATCTTTGGGGTGCATCACTCCTGTTGCGGGTCATGTGGCGCAGAGCTCACAGATCAGAAATCGCGTGAACTCCAACTCGGACCGGAGTGCCGTAAAAAATTCTCACGCTGACGCGGATCGATACACAGCAAAAAGGCGAGGCTTTCGCCCCGCCAATTTACTGACGATCTTGTTAGGTTAGATAGTCCAGCCGGTAGGCTTGATACCAAACTCATCACTGAGGCTGCGGAGGCTCATACTTACTGAGAGTTCGAAGTCGCTCACGTGATTTGCGAGTTCCGCCAATTCTTCCTTGCGGACTGCGATCTCGTACGAGAGCACTGAGATTCGTGCTTGAATCGCCTCGAGATTCTTCGTATGCTTTTTCTTTGTTGCCATGATTCGTCCTTTCATGTTTGGATGTACAAACTAATTATATTTTCTCTAGAACCAAGTTTCGCCATCTCCAACGCAAGCACGGTATATTAGGGCAATGACTGATGACCAGAGAGAGTTTGACACCACCGCCCTTAAGAGTTCCTCATTTGCATTGCGGATACATCGTGACTACCTTGCGCATGTCTTCCGTTGGGGTTGGGCCTCACGATACATAAACCAAGGTGACACCGCGGCACATCGCGTAATTGAGGCTGGTTGCGGTGCTGATGCGCCTCTGTATCATGCACTCAATCGTCCACGCGGAGCCGATGGCAGACCAGACTTCTACGTTGGAGTTGACCTGAACACGATACCTTCGATCGCGCGACGCAAGACAGGCACAAAGACAGAGCAGAGGTTTGTGCTGAAGGAGCGGTTCAACTTCGTAACGCAATGGCCTGAACTTCTTGAAGAGTACGGTGCAACATTTGATATGGCTGTCTCATTCGAGGTGATCGAACACATGACAGAGTCTCACGGTGATGAATACCTACGCGGTATACACGCGCTGCTCGCACCTGGTGGTCGCCTGATGATCTCAACGCCGGTGTTCAATGGACGCGCTGCAAATAATCACATCCGCGAATACACAATCACCGAGTTGCAGGACAAGCTTGAGAAGAATGGATTCAGCGTGATCGATCGATACGGTACCTTTGGTTCGTACCCTGAGATCAAGCGCGGTATTCGCGAGACATTCAGCAGTGACAAGACTGACGCGATCATGGATATATACACGCGGCTTCGTAGTTTCTATAGTGACGATGTGCTTGCGTGCTTCCTCGCACCTGCACTACCTGATTACTCACGCAATAACGCGTGGCTCGCGGTTAAAGAATAACTACGCGGTGTAGTATCTAGTCATGGGTAAAAGTGTCATGGAGCAGATCGCACTTCTGTCTGATGCAGAACGTCGCGCAATCCTCGATGGCATCGACATGGAGCAATTGGTTTGGGACTGGAAGTCATGGGCCCGACCTGAGCAAATACCTCCGCCTGGAGATGACTGGGCGATCTGGTTATTCCTCGCAGGACGCGGTGCTGGTAAAACTCGATCAGCTGCTGAGTGGGTGCGCGACAAGGCGAAGGTCACAAACATGGGTCAACTCCGTTTTGCGCTGGTCGCACGTACAGCGGCTGACGTACGCGACGTTATCGTTGAGGGTGAATCAGGAATCATCTCTGTATCACCACCAAGCGAACGTCCTCTGTACGAACCGTCAAAGCGTCGACTAACCTGGCCGAATGGCAATACGGCAACATGCTTTACCGCTGACGAACCTGATGGATTACGCGGTCCTCAATTCCATTACGCGTGGGCAGACGAGATCGCGGCGTGGCGTCAATCACCTGACGCGGCAGGTATGACCTCGTGGGACAACCTACGCGTAGGTACCCGACTTGGATCAGCACCACAGATCATCGCGACCACGACACCTAAGCGCGTACCTGTTTTGTATAACCTGCTTAACGAGGCGCAACGTACAGGACGCGTTGTGATATCACGCGGTTCAACACTTGACAATGCGGGTAACCTCTCAAGCACATACCTTGAGGCGATCACAGGTGTGTACGCAGGTACGCGGTTGGCTGCACAAGAACTTTATGGTGAGATGCTCTCAGACGTTGAAGGCGCACTCTGGACGATTGAGTTGATCGAACGTAGTCGACAAAACGTATTCCCTGGTGGCGCGCAACTTCGCGTCGTGGGCGTTGACCCGTCAGTCGCTGAGAATCCCAGGGACGAATGCGGCATTGTTGTCTGCGCATCGACAGGCGATCGTGACCTGTATAAACGTCAGGCTTGGATTCTTGAGGACGCGACCGTTCATGGTTCGCCTGAGGTTTGGGCAAATGCGGTTGTTGCAATGGCGCGCAAGTATTCATGTCCTGTTGTTGCTGAAGTCAACCAAGGTGGCGCACTCGTAACCAACGCAATTCAAGCGATTGATCCATCTGTAAAGGTTCTTGAGGTACACTCCAAATACGGTAAGGCGCTACGCGCTGAACCTGTAACGCTTGCGTATGAGCAGGATCGCGTACATCATGTGAACTATCTTGCTGATCTTGAATCTCAGATGTGCGCATGGATACCTGGCGAAGGCAAGTCGCCTGACAGAGTCGATGCACTTGTTCATGCACTTACGGCGCTACTCATCAAGCCACCACCTGGTTTTGTTGGAGGGACAATCACAGCAAAATCACACGCAGGTAGGCGTCTTCCAGCGTGGCGTGGGGGAAATGGTGGATCAGGAAAAGGTGCAAGAATATTCACACCAGGTCGATAACGTCGACACTCTCTTCAAAGGATAGGTACAAATAATGAGTGATGAATTCACAGAGCCAGTACAGGAACAAGTAACAGAGACTGCACCTGCGGCAGAGGTGGTAGAAGTACCACAGCCTGCGGTAGTTGAGGTCCAATCTCAAGAACTTCCAGAACCAGTACTCGAGGTCTTCGCACAACCAGCGCCAACGCGGCATGTGATTGGTAGCGCGGATACTGATACTGTCTATCTTGACAAATGCGTATACAAGAACATGTACGCAAAGAAGTCATTGACAGTTCACCATGTACAGCGCCGACTCAATGAGCTTGGATATACGGATGCGTATAGCGATAAGGATGGCTGGTACGGTGACCTCACCAAGTCAGCTGTCGCCTCGTTTCAAGCGGCAAACAATCTTGAGGGTGATGGCCTGATGAATGCGGCAACCCTCTCTGCAATCTTTGCGGGTGACGCAAACGTTACGGTTGCTGGAGAATAACAAGCGCGGTAAATATAACGCGGTCAATACAAAGCCTCTACGCTCTTAGCATATACATGCGGTAAGGGCCTTTGGCAAGTATCTAATCGTTCCCTACCCATAGGTATCTAGGAGTACCTATGCGGTAGGGACTTTTATATGCGGTAACAGTCTATATGCGGCTAATAATTCATATGCGGCTAACGATTATCTAGTCATCAATAAATATCATCGCGTTACCTATTTTTTTATCTGCCATTGACCATATTTACTGGCAAAATCACACAAATATACATGCCCTTGGTAAACACCCTGGCATATAGCTATACATATAAAAAGCAATGGCCATGGTTTTCCCAGGAACTTTCATATACTTATATGTATTCTTGTCGCCTGGCACTTTTATATATGTAACAACGTCGTCTCATATACATACAAACCTCAACAGAAACTTCAGCGACATTGTCTCATGTACATACACATATCTACTATCGACTCGCCCAATACATGTGTAACTTTGTCATGACCCACCTGTCATATCAACATATGTCTGTCATCGTCTTATCTGTCATGTTTTATCTCTATTTTTGTACTCATATGTATAGCTTTAAGTGAACTGTCGACAACAATTGATGTTACATATCAAGTGGCCTTCAAAAAAATAAAAAATAATGGCAATGGCCATGGCCACTGTCTAATTTCTCAAAATTCTCGCAAAATATTTTTTTGTCTAATTTTTTCTTCGAGACGTTTATAAACTGCTTAAAAAACAACGTCTGGCTTCTAAGATGCCAAACCCACTAACCATAATGTACTATTCGTCCTTTCTGTACATTTCCTAGAAGTCTTTGAACGTTAATGTATCTTTCGTACACAAATGTTCCGCCGTCCCTATGTACGAGTGATACGATGACGAACATGAAGCTGCCCAGTGAAGAGGTTGAGGTTTTGGTTAGGTGTTCGGGTGACGTCCTTCGTGCCCGTGTGCAGGCGCTCCGCGAGGCGGGCTGGACGCTGGCGTCGATCGCGGACGCGTGGACGCCGCCGAAGCAACGCTCGTCGATCCGCCTACTCGCAACAACCCCAACCAAATCCCCCCTCCCAATCGTTTCGTCTCCTCCCTCTCCTTCTCCTTCTTCATCGCTAACCGCCGCGGAAAAAAAGAACCCCTCCGCTCCACCGCGCCGTCACCGACGCGCACGACGTTTCTATACGGAAGAGTCCCCCAAGATCTCAAAAGACGACGCCCGCACACTTAGACGTCTCGCACCTCTCGCACGTCGCTACCGCGCACGGGCAAACCCAAACGGAGCGTACGCCGTCGCAAACACAGAGCTCACGGGCCTGTGTATAGTCCTATATAGAGACGGTGTCTCTGTTCAAGAACTCGCCGCAACCGCCGGCGTTACATATCGGGCGATGGCCCGTCGACTGGGAGTAGGTAAGTAATGAACGTGATCTTTGACCTCTTTCCCGCACGGGCGGTGGTTCTGCCCGACGGAGTAGATCTAACCTACTTCAACAACTCACCCGACACGTTTGGGTACGCCGACGCGCCGCACGTCCAGCACTCACGGAGGGTCGAGGCGGTGCGCATCATCCTCACGGAGAACACGATCTTGATCGGCGCCGACAGCAGCACCGGACCTGTCCTGATCTTCCGCGAAAGATATCTGCCAGAGTCGAAGGTACTTGACCGCCGCGGAAAGAAGGTGAGCCGGATCACGACCGAGACGAACAAGATCATCCTCTTCGAGAAGGACAACAACTGCGGCTGTGGCTCACGACTTCGCGCCTGGAACCCGTACCGTACGATGAACTCAACCAAGGACCCGATCGAATGATCCCGACCCCGTACCACCTCATCATCATCGCTCTCGCCGCATATCGCGTCACGCGCATGATCACGCACGACACGATATTCAACGGTCTTCGTGAGAGGATCTGGCGCGTGTCACCACCTGAAAAAGAGCGACTCGGATATTGGATCACCTGCGAGTGGTGTAGTGGAGTTTGGGTCGCATCAACGGCTATATTTATGTATACAATAGTCAGCGAAGCAACAGTCATCGTCTGCAGCGCACTCGCTGTGTCGGCGATTGTTGGCATAATGTACCGCATTGACTAGGGTTTTTGTCAATTCCGTCGCAAACGAACAGGAGAAGAAGTGGCAGTTTTTCGTCGTGATGTAGGCAATGTCAAGCGCGTTGTCCGTCCTGCAGGCGTGCTACCTTCTGGCTTTTCGTACGCGGAATCAGCGATCTGGGGAACTCCAAGAGCACTTACAGCGGCGGCCGCCCAGGTCAGGGTTGAAAATAAAGATGAGGCGGAACAGTTCCGTCATCGCCGTTCGGCTTCGTCCAGTGCGTGGCAGGCCGAGGCTTGGGAATACTACGATGCGATTGGAGAGATCAAGTATGCATTTAATCTGGTTGCTTCCGTTGTTAGTCGTATACGTCTGTATGCTGCTGTCGTCGAGAACCCGGCAGAAACACCTGTATCGGTTCGATCGTCGAGTCTTGTCAGCGGACGACTTGCGTCGGCCGCAGAGCGAGCTCTCGCACGACTAGACTCCGCATACGGCGGACAGGCTGGACTTCTCCGAGACGCCGCGTTGAACATCGCCGTCGCCGGCGAATGCTACCTCGTGCAGATGCCAGAGCGCAAGGGCACAGGCGTTCCAGAGTCATGGGACATCCGCTCAACAGATGAGGTTCAGGTTGACTCGAAGAACAACTACGGAATCGTCGGTCGTCGCGACATCTTGATGGGTGGCAACAGCATCGCCAGTCAAAACAACAAGGGTGTCGTCGCTCTTCCACAGAACGCGTTTATCGGTCGCATCTGGCGCGCGCATCCTCGCTTCTCTGAAGAGGCTGATTCGTCACTACGCGGTCTGCTCGATCTCTGCGCAGAACTTCTGCTGTTGAACCGCACGTTCCGTGCAACCGCACGCTCGCGCTTAAACGCAGGCGCGCTCTATCTTCCTGACGGTCTCAGTGTCGCCGCCGGTCCTGACGCGGACTATCCGTTCGACGAGATGGGTGACATCAATCCTGAGTATAACCCTGAAGAGGCGATGGACGCATTTGAAGATCAACTCATCGATGCGATGACAACGCCAATTCGTGACGAGGACTCCGCATCTGCGGTTGTTCCGTTGATCATCCGTGGACCTGCTGAACTTGGCGACAAGATCAAGCAGTTTAAGTTTGAACGTTCGTTTGACCCCGCACTCGCACAGCGTGCTGATCGTGTTCTCGAGCGTATCTTGCAAGGTCTTGATGTTCCAAAGGACGTCGTCACAGGTCTTGCAAACGTCAAGTACTCAAACGCTCTGCAGATCGACGAGTCACTGTACAAGGCACACATCGAGCCGTTGATGCTTCTCATTGCAGACGCGCTCACCGTTGTGTATCTGCGTCCATATCTGCTCGCAAACGGATTTGACGAGGCAGAGGTTAATCGCCTCACGATCTGGTACGACCCATCACAGGTTGCAACACGCAACGACCGCGCACTCGACGCTGACAGTGGATTTGATCGCATGGCGGTGTCGTTTGATACATGGCGTCGTGCGCACGGATTCAGCGAGGCTGATGCACCTACACCAAATGAACTTGCGCTACGCCTGCTCATTGAAAAGGGTGCGATCACTCCAGAGCTTACGGAGGCGATGATCGCCGCGGTTGCGCCCGAGGTGATGGAGGCGACAAAGGGTGCACAGCAGGCGTCAAGCATTGCGCCGATTCCGCCTGAGGTACAGCAGATGCTGCAGGGAACTCCGCCACCGGTTGAGACACCCGCACCTGTTGAAGAAGTACCAGCGCCGATAGAGACACCAGCAGCACCAGCAGAGTCACCTGCTGAGGCGATGCAGCCAACAGCAATCACACCGGTTCAATAGCAAAAGAGAAAACAATGATCATGAACAACCCACAGCATTCACACGAGATGAAGGCAAACCTCGCAATGAGTCTCGGTCACTGTCTCGGTACGACATTTGCTTTTTACACAAAGGCGATCGGGTTTCATTGGAATGTTAAAGGGCCGGACTTCTCCGAGTTTCATGATCTGTTTGGTGACATCTACGCAGATGCGCAAGGTGCAATTGATCCGATCGCTGAAAGTATTCTTAAGCTTGGGTTTGACTCACCAGCAACGTTGTCAGCCATGTCTGCGTTCTCAAAGATCGAAAGCATGGACAACGACCGCATTGACGATCCAGTGCTGATGAGCGCAGATCTTCTCCAGGCAAACAACATTCTAAATGAATGTATTCTTGAGTCATTTAAGCTCGCATCAGATGCAAACGAGCAGGGCATTGCAGATCTTCTCGCAGAGCGAGACGCTGCACATAAAAAATGGGGATGGCAACTGCGCGCAATCACCGGAATGCAGACCGGCGGAAAGTTGGTCGCAACGCCAGAGCAAGAGCAGGTTGAGGTATACGTCTATGAAGACGGCGCTGAAGACTACGCCACCGAAGATGATTCTGTATTCTTAGCCGCGGCCTCAAAGCCTGCGCCTAAAAAAGACAGAATCACGGGATCAAAAAAGAATCCAAAAGGATCTGCATCAGGTGGACGCAACATTACGTTTTCAGCCAAGACTGAGACAGCGTTGATGAACAAGGTCAAAGAGCACAACGTAGATGCAAAGGCCGGCCGCAAAGCAACACTTGCACAGTTAAAGGCGGTGTATCGCCGCGGCGCTGGTGCGTACTCGAGCTCACATCGCCCAGGTAAGACCCGTGATCAGTGGGCGATGGCGCGCGTAAACGCATATCTTCGTCTACTCAAGTCAGGTACACCGGCGAATCCAAACTACAAGCAAGACAATGACTTGTTACCTGAAGGTCACCCAAAGTCAACAGCGTCAAACGCATCAGAGTCAGTTCTCACAGCGGCTGCACAGGCGGCCACAGAGTTGATCATCACGCTCGGAGATTCACACGAATACGAATCTCCTGAACACGCAATAACAGCATTTGCAGAATACAGCGGTCTCGGTTACGAGATCATCCCCGCACTACGCGCAGCGTGGAAGCGTGGAGTTGACAACAACGAGCACGGATTTGATCGTGCGCGCGAACTTGCCATAATGACATATGACAGCCAAGATTCCGACTTGCTACCTAACATCGAAAGCTAGATATGTCAAACAAGAAAAAGCGCACACAGCTCAGTACGGCTGAACTACTTCGTCTTCGCTCAAGCATCATCACGATGCTTGATACTGCAAACAAGTCAATTCAACCAGAACGTCAGGTAACGCTCGCTTCGGCGATCGAGGTTGCAAACCGTGAGATCCGCAAGGAAGTATACGGCAGCAACTCAACACGTGCGTTCTCTGCGTTACGCGCCGTGTCTGGCTTTATCGCGCTTTCTTCAAAGAACAAGGTGTCAACCTCTTCTCTTGAAAACTCTGACCTTCTTTCGGTAGGTCACCCGCTCTCGACACGCGCGCACGCGATGACCGCGTCGGCGTTGCGCCACGCACGTGCACGTTGGATCGCGGCCGATGACCTCATCATCGACGACGACATCCGCGCACTTGTCGCGTCTGCTCACTCGTACGAACACGGTTCATTTGAGCGCAAGCACGCGTTTGCACGTATCGCGGCATTGGGACCTGGTGTTGTCCCGATCACAGCCGCTGTTGATCTTGAACCGATCATCGCCGTACTTGGCTTTGGTCTTGGCGGTAACTCACGTGCGGCGCGTTCTGCCCGTGCACGTATGCAACGCCGTGACCGCTTTGGCCGTTTTGCGTTCATGGGTGGTGGCTGGAAATTCAACATCTTCAAGTCTGGCAAACACAGCTACGTAAGTGGAAAAGTTGTCGGCATGTCAGGTGTTGATGACATTGAAGTCGAGATCAAAGACGATAAAAATATCCCAAACGGAGTCTACGCTGTACCAGCTAAGAAAGGTCAGTCCGCAAAGGCGATCATTAAGAAGTCGTATCTAAAGGACACCCCAGAAGTAGCTGTCTCTCGCGAAGATCAAAAGTACGCTGTCAACTTCTCGTCAATGCGAAAGCTTGACGCACCGACAGGCTGGACACCTACACAGGCATCACAGCCTAACCACGTCGCGTTTATGAGCGCTGACGGTTACCGTGTTGAGATCCCAATAAACAAAGACGGCCAGCAAGAGATCACCGGCGCACGCAAGGCGTCAGTATTCCGTGCGGTTGGAAACCAAAAGATCGGCATGGCGGACGGTTGGGACTCTGTTGAGCTTACAGCACTTACCGACCAAGATCAGTATGAAAAGTTTCTCAACAGCAAGCAAGGTCAGAAGTTGCTCAGCCAAGGTGGCTGGGGTGTTGACGTTGTTCAAGAAGACATCGGCGAAGATAAGTTTAAGCCGGCGGGTGAGACAACAGGACCTGGCGACCGCCCTGGTCCAGTGCCTCCTGCTGTTCAGCGAATGGCTGATGAAGAAAACAAGCGCGCAGCTGAAGAAAAAGCGCAACTTGAAAAGCCAGCATCGCAGCTTGAAAAGGCAGACGTTAAGTCTGTCAGTGTTGACTGGAAGACAGACGGAGAGCCTGTAACTCAAGAAGGTCTTGATGCGTGGAAGCAGGAGTTTGCACCTGGTGTTGACATCAAACTTCAAGACGACGGATCTGTAAAGCTTACAGGTTCAGAGTCAAATCTTCGCAACGCGCTCGACAAGGCGACAGACGGTGACTATAACGCAACGGACTACATCATGGACTCGGCACAGCTCGAGTCAATGGGTGTCCCGACAGATCGTGTTCTTCTTGATGTTGAAAAGATGAAGAATGCCGTTAAGGGTCTTACGTACAAACAGCTGATGGACACCGGTGTAAAAGAATACAAGATGGCGTCAAAAAATGTCGGCGCATATTGGTTCACCGAAGACGAGGTCTATGACGCCGAAAAAGATGGATTTAGACTGACTGGAGAAGAGCGCGGCGGCGGAAAAGCGATGGTCGACATACCTAGCTACGCCACTCCATCGGGCAATCTGGTTGACTTTGCAGGTGACACGTCAATGTCAAAGATCGGCGCAGTCATGCAAGCGTACCGTAACGGCGACGTTCTTCGATTTAAGTATAACGGAAAAGATCGCGAGGTTCAACCAAGCGGCAATACATATACCAACAAGAAGACCGGTGAAACAAACTTCGTTGGATTTGATCATGCGATCGGCGAAGAGCGCACGTTTACCATCTCAAAGATGGATGCTCCTTCACCTAAGAAAGAGGCGAAGAAAGAAAAGGCAAAGATCATCACGATGCCAGAGGCCGACCGCGGCAAGGCACCACAGTTTATCAAACCTGACAGCACGCCTGAAGAGGTTGTTGATCAGATGCAGAAGGCGATCGACGGTCAGTATCCTGTCAAGTTTGGCTACGGTGGAAAAGATCGTACGTTTAGACCAGAACGTATCTATACAAGTCCTAAGACAGGTAAGACAAACATCGTCGGTTTCAGTGAGACAGACGGTGAAGGTCGCACATTTACCGCTGACAAGGTTACAGGTGTAAGCACTCCTGAAGCTCCGGCCGGATGGGACGTTAAGCGAGATGAGGTACAACCAAGCGCCGCAGAAAATGTCATTGACCTCAATCCAAAAGAAGTCAACAAGATCGCTGACATCAAGAAGTTTGTTCAAGATGCTATTGATAACGACCAAAAGCTCCACTTCATGTATAGCGACAAGGACCGCGTTGTTACTCCAGAAGGCGTCTGGCAGAACGGACAGACAGGTCGCACGAACCTAAAGGCCAAGGACTCAGACGGCACCAGCAAGAACTTTGCGTGGGACAAGATCGTTGCTCCTAAGCCTTCCAGTCGCACCAAGTGGCCTGAGCCCCCAGATGGTATCCCAGCAGAAGCGTGGGATGATCTGCCGTGGGAGAACTTGCCTAACATCCCCGACGACAAAGAATTGCGACCTGACCAGATCTGGAGCGGGCCCGACGAGAATTTCAAGCTTGGACCTGACGGGGAACTGATTCCACTTGAACCACCCAAGTACGAGCCTCTGCCCGAGATTTACAAGCTTGGACCTGACGGAAAACGGATTATTGACCCGAGCCTGGACAAGCCGATGGCAGATGTTCCGCAAGGCACAACCGCAGAAGGCTGGGATATCCGTATCGCCGGCATGTATGGCGGAGAGGCAAACGCATGGACGCACATTCCACCGGCAGACGAGTACGGCGAAGATCACAGCATCACCGAGGCTGTACAAAAAGATGGAAAGAGCAAGTTTGAGGTATGGCGTAAAGGCATCTGGTTAGGCGAAGGTAACAACAAGCAGATTGCAACTACCGACACACTCGCCGAGGCGGCTGAGGCAGTCAAGGCTGACATGCCAAACGCAGAGGCCATTGCGATAAAGAACGGCAAGCGTGAACCAAAAGCAACGCGTCAAGAAAAACTGCAAAGAGAGCGAGAAAAATTCCAAGAACGGCTTGATGATCCAGGTAACTGGGAACAGAAACCTGTAGGTATTCCAACAACAAGTTATGAGTGGA